TAATTGAGAACTATGAACCTCAAGGTGGGGGCGGCACGGATTTTGATTGTATCTTTGAATACTTGAAAGAAAATGCTATTGAACCAAAACGTTTGATTGTATTCACTGATGGATACCCTTGTGGTTCATGGGGTGACCCAGAGTATTGTGACACAACTTGGATCATTCATGGTGATCCTAATCCGAATCCCCCATTCGGAACATTTGCGATATATGATGAGGCAAAACAATGATTCAATTATTTGAAATGTTAGGGTATGCATTTATTGCGGTAGTACTATTTGGAATAGGCTATGCGTTTATTAAAATTTTTGCTTCCGGACTATCTGCATTAATAAAGCACGATGACTGACATATACGAATCTCCTGATAAAGGCGAAACAGTATATGTTCGTCAATCAGGATCGACAGAACGTACTTTACATAGTCAAAGTAAAAAACACTCTGACCTCTATATCCAGATGAAGGAAAGTCAACTGTGGGGTAACATTCACCGCGCGGCAAAAACAAACGTACCATTAGCTGATGCATTAGATAAGGTTAAAATGATTTATGCGCTCATCAAAAAAGAATCTGAATAGATATGTTGCAATGTGGGATATGACTGGACTTGAATGTCTAATCAATGTTTCTACTATTCAAAAGGAACATGAGAAATGGGAAAAAGAAAATATTTTTCGTATTCTCAAAGACCAAATCAGAGAAGTTAAGCCCCCAAATATTCCGTTAGATATGATGATTCTTAGGGCAAGATATAACAGTCAACGTCACTATGAAATTTATACCTTTGATTCAGAATTAAGTGAACAAGATATCAAAGAAACATTCGATAGTGATCCACAAGTAATGGTAGATGCCATTCGTGAGGTTGGTCATGAGTTGTATAGTGACAGAGTTTTAAAAAGAACACAGGTGATTGTATGATGTATATTGGAACAAGTTTGGGAAGATGTTTGCGTAGTATTCTTTTGGATGAAGTGTCCGAGGATGACGTTTTATTAATCATTACTCGTACCATGAGTCCTAATTTAGAAGAATTTATTGTTATCGTAAAACAATACTATGATGAAGGTAATTATTCTTCATATCGACCAAAAGATTACGACCTTTCAGTTAAGCCGTGGGAAGAAGTAGAAATACTTGCAAAACGTTTGTATACTACTGGCAAGGTTCATCAACCTAGAAACTTTGCATCCTTGGGATCTCAGTTTATCCACCCTGAATTAAGTAATGATATTTGGGTAGAAGTATCACCTAAAAATCGTAACAGTACTCCTGTAGTTGTACAAGCATACGACCAATATAAAATGTTAGACGCACTTACAAAATGATTGTTAATCCTTTATTGTGGTATGGTACCCGTGAGTTAAAATTAACTCCCCCTCATTTTGTAAAATGCTCTGCACCTTTGACCGGGAACTCTATGGAATGGGTAATTACTAAACTTAAAGGAAGATATACAAAAGAGGATTTGTGGGATGATGACTCTGATTTGTTTTTTGTAGATGCCCAGTGTATATCGTTTGAAGATCCAGCAGAAGCAATGCTGTATGAATTGAGATGGTCGGGTACAAAATAAATTTAGCACCGGCTAAAACACGTTAAATATTTAAAACCTAAGGAGATTAGTATGAGTTTTTTAAGACACGTAGGGAAAATTGGTGACCGAAAGGTTGCTATTGTATTCAGAGAAGTACCAAATGAGTCACACATGTGTTTAGTTGTATTCACTGATACATTAAACAGACACATTCACGACCCAATGATGAAATGCATTGAAAGTGATATTGGTCAGAGTAGTCAAAATCTAGCTGACGCATTAAACCGAACACATACCCAAGATGGTAAATACATCTTGCAAGTGTTACATGGTCAAGGTATGTTAAAGAAAGTACAGACAGAAACTGTAGTTGTAACACCTAACGCTAGTACTAGAATTAAATTAAGTGAATTAAATAAAATTCTAGATGAGATGGAACAAGGTGAAGCGGCAGTGAAACGTCTTGCTGAAATTGACGGTAACCGCGGGATGCAGAGTACTGAATCACTTGCAAAAAATATGCGTGATCGTAGTACTCCACCAGTAGTAGAAGCCGCTGATGGATTGTTAAGTGATAATGTATTAGCAAAAAATTTACGCAGCCAAGCATCAAAGATGGAAGCAGAAGCTAAATTGTTATTGACAGAAAGTCAACGTTTACAACAAGAAGCATCTAGCTTAGATGGTATTGCAGTACAATATGCATCTACTGACACAACACCAGTTGCTAAAAAACGAGGCCGACCAGCTAAAGTTAAAACACTTGCGTAAGTAAAGAATGACCCCAGACTACATTAAAAAGTGGGAACATATTCTTGAGGATGTTGATAAAGTTAAAGTACCGGTACAATTCATTCGTAAAATTGTAGTGAGGATGACAGGTAAAAAACAACATACAATCAATATCCAATCTTTAATGAAACAAGGATTAGACCCCCATGAGGTGGAAGAAGTTATTTCACGCAAGTTGAACGAACTTGATCCTCTCATTACTAGTTTTGAATTTGTACTCAACGTTGAGACCATTGCAGAAACTGTGCAACCAGAAACAGATAAACTATTAGGTAAACTATGAAACAGTATTTGGATTTGTTGCAAGATATATTAGACAACGGAGAAACAAAAGATGATAGAACTGGCACTGGCACTATTAGTGTGTTTGGACGTAGCCTTCGCTTTGATTTGCGTAGGGGTTTTCCCGCAGTCACTACAAAAAAACTAGCATGGAAAGCATGTGTAGGTGAACTATTATGGTTTATCGAAGGCTCTAGTGATGAACGTAGACTAGCAGAGATTACACACGGTGATCCGGAAGGAAAAGTTACCATCTGGACACCAAATGCTCTCGCACCCTACTGGAAACCAAAAGCAAAATTTGAGGGAGACCTTGGACGAGTCTATGGAGTACAATGGCGTCACTGGAACAAATATCGTACAGAAAAAGATATGGGTCTAGCACACAAAGGTGGTACACGCCTTGCAGTAGACAAGATTGAAGTCGACCAATTAGCGAATCTCATAGAAGGACTGAAACAAGATCCTAATGGACGCCGGCATATTCTAAGTGCTTGGAACGTGGGCGAATTAGACCAAATGGCACTTCCGCCTTGTCACGTTATGAGTCAATTCTATGTCAACAAAAATAAAGAACTATCTTGTCATATGTATCAGCGTAGTGTGGATGTGTTTCTTGGTTTACCTTTTAACATTGCTAGCTATGCGTTACTCACTCATTTGATTGCACATCATTGTGGTTTGCGGGTAGGTGAGTTGATTATTAGTACAGGAGATACTCACATTTACAAAGACCATGTTGAACAAGTCAAAGAACAATTACAACGTGAACCTTATCCATTACCTACACTGATGTTAAATGCTTCAAAGACTGATATCTTTGAAATGACAATGCAAGATGTACAATTAGAGAACTATCAAAGTCATGGACCAATTAAAGCAACTATGGCAGTCTGATACAGAGGATCAGAAATCTATTACCTATACAGTTAAAGTTCTTAACGTAGGTGATGTAGAAGATCCTGACATATATGTTGGACAACATATATGGGAGTGGCAAGGTACTGAAGCCGGTAGGTGGATAATGGATAATTCCGCACCAGCGCCTAGTTGGCATCGTAGTGTTGACCGTATTACTTATGGTTACAAGTATGATATCAAAGCATATCTTACTCCAAAGCAACTAACCTATTTTAAATTGAAATTCGAATGAAAATATTAGTAACAGGTGGATATGGTCTAATCGGACACAATGTCGTTAGTCGTTTAGAACAGTTAGGTCATGAAGTATCTATTATGGATACTCAAACAACCTACGGTATCATCCCGCAAAAAGAACTTGACTATCTGTTATACGAACGGCGTAAAAAGTTTAATAGCGAAATATGGTTACGAGATATTAGTAACAGTGAACAGGTAGATAGAACTTTCTACCTAGAAGAACCAGAGATTGTAATTCACATGGCAAGTTTTCCTAGACAGAAAGTTGTCAACAGTAACCCAGCATTGGGTAGTCGTGTGATGAGTGAAGGATTACTTAACTTGCTTGAAGCAAGTGTAAAGTACAAAGTTCGTAAATTCATTTATATCAGTAGTTCAATGGTATATGGTGACTTTAAGGATGATGTTACTGAAGATGCTATATGTAAGCCGCAAGGTCAGTATGGCATTATGAAACTAGCAGGCGAGTGGCTAGTTAAAGACTATGCACGTAGAGATAATATGGTTTACACAATCATTCGTCCTAGTGCTGTTTACGGACCTCTAGACGTAGAAGATAGAGTTATTTCTAAGTTTATGCTTACTGCGATGAGAGGTGGAACCCTGAATGTCAATGGAGCAGGTGAGACATTAGACTTTACTTATGTAGATGACGCGGCAGATGGTATTGTTGCGGCAACACTAAGTGATAACACCGAAAATAAGACTTATAATATAACAAAGAGTCACAGCTACAGTTTGCTAGATGCGGCAAATCTAGCAGTTAATATTGCTGGGTCAGGGACAGTAAATGTCCGTGATAAAGACCCGGACTTCCCTAGCAGGGGAGCATTGAATATTGATGCCGCAAGAAAAGACTTCGGATTCGACCCCAAAGTTGACGTAGAAGAAGGTTTCCGTAACTATCACCAATGGTTATCTAATTCTACATATTTTACTAAATAACATTATGTGGATAATATCTATTTTGCCCGAATGGGCGTTTCATCTAATTCTCACAATGGGAATTATCGGCACGGTTGCTGGATTTGCTTTAGGCATGATTCCTGCAATCAGACAATATAAACTACCAATTCAAGTCATTAGCTTACTTGTACTTTCTTTAGGATTGTACTTAGAGGGTGGGTTAGCAGACTACAAAACATGGGAAGCTAGAGTTAAAGAGATGGAAGCTAAAGTAGCTGTAGCCGAAGAAAAAGCTAAAACTGTGAATGTGGAAGTACAAGAAAAGATTGTCACACAGACTAAAGTTATCAGAGAAAAAGGTAAAGACATAATCAAGTACATTGATAAAGAAGTCATAAAGACTGAAGAAGTTATCAAGTATGTTGAGAACTGCCCCGTACCTAAAGCAATCATTGATATACATAATGATGCCGCAATATTAAACAAAGCCGCTGAACCAAAGGACAAGAAATGAAAACATTGATTGTATCATTGGCAATTGTTCTTGCAGGATGCAGTACTACTGTTCCTGTAGCTAGGAAGTTTCCTGAAGCACCTGAAGTTCTAAAACAGAAATGTGAAAGTCTTAAGTTAATAGAGGGTGATAAAGTAGCTATTACAGAAATGTTAAAAGTTATTGTACACAACTATTCACTATACCATGAATGTTCTACTAAAGTAGAAGGTTGGAATGAGTGGTATGAAGCTCAAAAGAAAATCTTTAACGAAGTCAAATGAAATACATCATACTACTCGTATCATTAATGATTTCGGGATGTGCTAGCAAAGATTACTCGGTGTATGTAGAAGCGCAGAAATCTATATCCAGAGACATTACTGTCACGGAAACCACTCGTATGCTAGCTATATCGGAGATGTTAAAAAGTCCCGATCCTAGTGTTAGACAGAACGGGACTTTGTTACTTCAACAAATGCAACAGTCCAGACAGCCTGTTGTAATTGAATTACCTAAGAATATATTTGGATTTTAATTACACCAAGAAGTCTTAGCTTCACCGTAATATTCACGTGCAAAACCCTGCTGGATAAGCATACCTCTAAGACTTTTGCCGTCTAGAATAACGTCACCCAAAACACGTCCGCCGTACTTATCCCAGTCCATTAGTATAATTTGCTTCTTTTGTGCATTAGCAATTTGTTGTTTTGTAAATGCAGTAGCAGCCTCTCCACGCTGTGCTTCACTTGGGCACTGTGCTCTATGACCCTTTTCAGGAGTATCAACGCCAAATACACGAATACTTAGTTCGGGTTTTAACGGCGCAGGTAAGAATGGTGCTTGAAATGCAATTGTGTCGCCATCAATAACTCTGGTAATCAATGCATCATACGTGACACCTGCTTTTTGTTTTTGAGCGAACGCTGTGGTCGCTAAAGTAGATAATAGTAGTATATATAGTATCTTGTTCATAAATGTTCCTGTTAATATACATATATTTAGTCAGACACAATATTAAAACGGCAATACTAACGATAAATATAATACAATCGGAATATTCATATGGCAACAGCTCCACGTACAATAGAACTTATAGATATTGGTCAATTACCCAACGACGGTACAGGTGATCCTTTACGTGTTGCGTTTGACAAAATTAACAATAACTTTGCTAGTATCCCGTTATTAAATCAGGGTGGACCGAACGGTGCATTACAATTTAACAATGCTGGTTTTAGTGGTGGCATTGCTAACTTAGTTTTGGATGTAGGTAACAACAAAATTAACATGGACACTGATATTATACCAATTACAAATAACACAGTTGAAATCGGTAGTAGCCCACTGAGAATTGCTAATGTTTGGTTGAGTAAAAATGATTCGTTACATATAGGTAA